AACAAAGTTCTGGTACATAGTACCAAGATTGTGTGCTTCTGCTTCCAAGCACTGCATGGGATAAAGGCCCCCTGATAAATCAGGTCCCATACACGACCAGTTTCTCCAAATTGTTCTCAAGGAATGGCGATCCAGTTTTAACAAACTGGGGAGCAGTGGCCCATACCCCCCACAGATCCCCATCTGCGGTTCGTTCCTCGACTCACTGAAACAAGTGGGCAGTGTGAGCTGCACTGGCCCCGCTGCATATGTTGCATACCTCCTCAGGCAACACTCGGTTGGTGTTTCATGCGGCCAGCATGGAGTAGCCACCAAGCCCAGTGTGAGACCGGGCAAGGGTAAAGAATGACAAGTGTAGGCTATAAAGACCCAAGTGATGTTTATATCAAATATTGCGCCGCCTTCATAACGCCACGCGCAACCGGAAGGGCATTGTTGAAGACCCAGTCACCAGATTTCTGGAGAGTACGAAGGACATCATCAATGGTATTGCGGGAAGTACTGTGGTAGAATTGGGGCTGGACCGTAAGCCCAACATTTAGCTGTGGCTGCCATTCATAAACAGCAACCAAGCGAATGCGCAGCCCCCCATAGCCTGCAGCCATGCCATTAAGGGCAACAAACATGCCATTTTTGGCATACTCACTAGCCTGAGGGAAAGTGTTCCAGCTAGGGTTCACAAACTCCATATCTGCCTGCGCTGGGACCCACTTGATCTCAACAGTCTTGTCAGGCACTCTCATAACATGTTGGGAAGCCTGGCGCAACTGGGCGGTCGTAGTGACGTCGGAGAACAAACCAGCTGGGGCAGAGCCAATGGCAATTAGTCCCTGCCTATTAAGTTCGGTGCCCATGTATGTCGCCTGCAAACAGGCGCTTACACAACGGACAGCAGATGCATTCGTAAATAAGAAATTAAAACCGGGTTGCCACCCAGTGACGGTGTTCGCAAGGTTAAAAGATGTGCCATCAGCTGTCACTGGAACATTAGCGAAGCCGACCGCGTTAAGAGCGGCATAGTTCCGAATCCAGTTTGGGACAAAGTATAACGCCGCGCCGGTCTCGGTCGCTCCGGTGCTGATAACGCCATCATACTCAAAACGAGCAAGCAAAGCGCCGTTAGCACCAGGGAACACGCTAGGCACGAGAGGCCCATTACATGGATCTCGGAGCAAAGCTGCATATTGGGCGGCATTAGCATCTAGTGTTGTAGGCTTCACCTGCTTGGGGATCTTGGCAGTCTTGCCTACCTTCTTCTTGTTATTGATACGCTTAGGGGCCATAGTTGATGGGGATGCTTTCGGGTCGTTCGTTGTTTTCCCGCCAGGCAAATATGGGCTGTATCGGGTCCATTGCCTGATACTCGCCGTCCAAGGCCAGCTGGTGGTCAGGCTCAATGCAGAAGGCATTATAGAAGGAGACACGAGTCAAAGGGTGGATCGGCTGGTAATATCGCCCCATTGATTGACTCAAGGAGTACATGCCAGACTCAACCACCGCTTTAGGTGCCCCCAACTTAGTACCTTGGCTTGAGCGTAACAGGAGCTGGTAAAACTCCTGCAAGACTGGGACCCCGCCTGTAAGGGCCATTCCGCACATGCCAATAGCATGCATCCAGCCCCTGCACATGTCCCCCTGCTCAAGAGGCAACGTAATGCAGGTAGAGTCTTTTGATAGACAAACCCTCGGATCCCTCACCATGATCCAACCATCAGTTGTCCACACAGGCTGTGTTTGGCAAAAGACGACTTTCTCAAGCTGACGGACAGGGGCTTCAATCTCAGCTGTAAAGCCAAAACTGAGGAAGAATGAGGCCAACATCGTAGTCATACGCTCAAGATGCTTCTCCTCACAAATGAAAACACAATCATCACCATTGTTCACGTACTCCAATCGCTCTCCAAATGCCTGGGCAAATTCGAACGCCATGGTGCACATGAGCAGCACATTCCCCATCGAGGTGTTCATGTCTCCTGACATGCGACATCCCTCCACTGTGTACTTCACCTTCCCATCTGGGCAACGCCCAATCCCTGTGTTGACAAGCTGCATCCGCAGCAACCTAGCAAGTTCTATGGCATCAAGGCCAGGGTAACAAGCCAAGTACACACTGTGCTCAAACTTCAGGGCATCAATACTCACATGCTGGTCAAACCGCTTCATATCCAGTCCCA